AACGGTACTACCGACGGTAAGTTTACCGAAGGGTTGATGACAGCAGTACTTGCTGGTCCAGCCAACGGTATGCCCATTCACACCAGTATCCGAGTCCAAGGCAATCAGATTGGCAGACAACGCCAAGTACTCTTTGACCATTGGGCAGACAAGATTAAGACAGACTGGCTACTCTGGGTAGATTCAGACATAGTACTGAACCTAGAGTCAATGGCTAAACTCTGGAAGACAGCAGACAAGATTAACCGTCCTGTTGTTAGCGGTGTGTACTTCATCTCTAAGGAGAATGAGGGCAGCCTAATGCGCCCATTCCCCGTACTCTTTAACGACATCTCAGAGTTTCAAGTACAGTACATACACCCGCTACCTGACAATGAAGTAATCCAGATTGACAATGCTGGTTTTGGTTTTGTCTTAATGCACAAGTCAATCATTCCTAAAATCCGTGAGGCTAACCCTGGTAAGGGTATGTTCACAGAGACAGGCGATGGGAACGACGACCACTTTATTGGTGAAGATATTATCTTCTTCCGTCGTATGAAGAAGGCTGGCATTCCGCTTCACGCACACACTGGTGCCCTAGTCAAACACATCAAGAGATTCTCACTTGACTATGACTACTACGCATTGTACTGGGCACATCAACATTTGAAAGATAAACTTAAAGAAGAACAACAAGGCTAGGAGTAATGTTTTAAGTAGTCAATCGCTGACTGGAGATACTCTGGGTTATCCTTGAAGTATCCCAGTCCAGCGTTGCACTGAACGCAGAGCAAACCTCTTGGTTGCAAGGTTGTATGATTGTGGTCGCAAGACCAGTCAGACAGACCAGGTTTATCCGTTTTGCAAATAGCACAACGATTACCTTGTTGCTCTAGCAATAGATTGTATCTATTTATATCCCATCCAGGATTTCTGCGTTTGTTTTGAGCACGAATAAGTTCTTTATTTTCTAGCCTATATCTTTTTTTGCGAGCAGAAGAACAAGATTTGCAATGTGATTCTTCTTTTACTTTTCTTCCTTTTCTAATATTTTTATAATATTCAGATAAAGGTTTTAATTCTTTACACTTTGAACAAATTTTCACAAGTCATTATAACACAGGAGGTAATATGAGTGGTCGGGATATAACCGAAGGTCGCGCCTCGCGTGCGATTGCCGTTGATGTTGGTGTACTAACTGATACATCTGTCTGGGTTAACACCGATATTGCCTACGATGTGGCACTTGGTGGGCAACCCTTCATCTACGCAATCAGCGATGGACGTCCTTACATTAGACAGACCGCTCCTTTCCGTAAAGAACAATTTGATAATCAGACCGAGCCTGGCGAGCAAAGCCTCACAGGCTGGTGGATTAGAAGTCAATCCTCGTTCCATAACGGAGCGGGGATTACTTTTTTTGACCCTGCTTTAGTATCTAACGAGGGCGCTTATCGCTTTGCCGATAGCCGTAACGTAGATGTCTGGACTCAGGGCGAGGTAACTCTATTAAACTCAGTCAGCCAAACCCACACTGTCACTGGTGCAATCAATACTAATGGTCGCAAGAACCAGAAGATGAGTTCTATCAAGTGGAACAATACTGAGGGAGTATTACTTAAGGACGAATATGACGTTGATAAGATTGATACTGCGGGGACTGTTACGCACTTTATTGACTACAACGCTAATGGCGATTATCCTGTTTACGCTATATGTGACGATGGTACTACTGCCTATTGGGTTACTCGAATACTTGACTCAGGTGTAGATAAGACTCAACTCTATAGCAAACCTTTAACTGGCACATCTGCCACAACTGCTACACCGATGTTCAATAGCAGTAGCATTGTTGTAAACAACGCAGTAATGGAGTTCGTCAAAGAACGTATCGTTATGTGCGTCAACAACAAGGTCTTCGAGTTTGCTACTAATGCAACATCATTACCTACTGCAGTCTACACACATCCATCTTCATCTCACGTCTATACCAGTATCGCAGCCTCAGGTGCTGCTATCTATGTTGCTGGATACAACGGCATTCAATCAACAATCTTGAAGTTCACTCTGTCAGCAGCAGGATTAATGCCTACTCTGACTCAGGCTGTTGTTGCAGCAGAGTTCCCAGTGGGCGAAGTTGTACATAAGATTCATTACTACCTTGGCTATATGGTCATTGGAACCAACAAAGGTATCCGTGTAGCAACAGTATCTGATGTTGATGGTTCGATTAACTACGGTCCACTAATCGTGGAGACCGACCAACCTGTGTATGACTTCTGCTCCCGCGACCACTATGTTTGGGCAACAGCGGGCGTTGGTGGCTATCCTGGATTAATTCGTTTAGACTTAAGCCAACAATTAGAACCACTAGTCTTTGCTTACGCAAATGATATTTACTATGGTAGTTCTTTAGGTCACCAGACTACATCCGTTGCCTTTGCCAATGGTACCGACCAACTTCTATTCTGCTCTACAGCCAACACTGTAGGCGGAACAATTACCAATAAGCAACTTACAAGCAACGTTGCTACCCTTACCACAGCATCTGCACACGGTCTTGAGACTGGAGATTTGGTCTGGGTTCAGGGTGTAGACAGCACATTTAACTCAAGCACATCTGCATTCACTGTAACCGCAGCAACGACAACCACATTCTCATATGCTAAGACTGCATCAAACGTAGCATCTACCGCAGTCACAGCCTCTACTGCTATTGCCAATGTTCCTGGTTATGTCTACCTGGAGAGCGCAACAGAAAAGGCAGTAAGCGGATACCTAACCACAGGCTATATCCGATATAACACATTAGAGCCTAAGAACTTTAAGCGTCTTATAGGGCGAGGTTCATTTAACTACGGCTCTATGACGCTAGAAACTGTTGACGCCGCAGGTACTGAGTACGACATTATTTCTTACGACGCAACTGTTCCTCCTGTTGAGGTAACAACAACGCAGCCATTCGATGCTCAGGAATACCTAGCCTATAAGTTCATCTTGTACAGAGATGCAACCGATACGACTAAAGGTCCAGTATTTGAGGGCTACCAAATCAAGGCGACAATTGCAACACCTCGCCAACGAATCATAAGATTCCCTGTCTACTGCTTCGACGTAGAGACTGATAGATACAACGTCTTAGTCGGGTATGAAGGTAGGGCTTTCGATAGATTATCCAGACTAGAGACTATCGAAGAAAATGGTGACGTAGTAACGTGGCAAGACCTCACCACAGGTGAGTCACGTCAATGCGTCATAGAACAAATTTCATTTACCCGTATGACACCACCTGACCGAGGCTTCTCTGGTTACGGCGGTGTTCTTGAGATTACAATAAGGACCGTATAAACTATGTCTCCTGCTGATTGGGCTGGATTAGCCGTATCCGTAACCACCCTTGTAACCGCACTGGCAATGGGTGTCAAGCATCTAACTAAACATTATCTGTCGGAACTTAAGCCCAATGGCGGTTCAAGTCTTAAGGATAAAGTCAACGCCTTAGAAGACAAAGTAGATTTACTCACAGAATTAGTTAAGGAAGCATTGAGGAAATGAATGAAACCTGTAGCCAAGAAAGCCACGCCTGCTGCTATTGCTGTTCTACGTCAGGCGACAGCATTGTTTCCGAAGCGCAAGAAACTGTCCGACGGATTGTTGCCCTCTGTGGCACATCAAAAACAGAGTCCGAATTCGGACCACAACACGGGTCTTGCTGTTGACTTGACACACGACCCCGAGAATGGGGTTGACTGTGCCCAGATATTCGAGAAACTTAAAGAGGATGAGCGGGTTTCCTACCTTATCTTCAATAAAAAAATTTGGTCGCGCCAGTATGCTAAGCGTGGCAATCGTCCTTACACTGGTAACAACCCTCACGTTAAGCATCTTCATATTTCTATCAACCCTGATATGGCTAATGACACTAGCCCTTGGTTCTGGTGGATGAATCAACCCAAGATTGTGAATCAGGTTATGGCTAAACTACAGCCACAGCCCAAGAAGAAGGTAGCAACAGGTACCATTGTGGTACCTGTGTGCACCTGCTGCAAGGTTCACAATCCTAAAAGAAAGGCAAAATAAATGGAAGCACTAAAGCAAGTATCGCTGACCTGGTTCCGTGCTGCAGCCTCCGCTGCAATCGCACTCTACCTAGCGGGCGAGACCGACCTTAAGACTCTCGGAATGGCAGCCCTCGCAGGGTTCCTCGGACCAGTACTTAAGTGGCTCGACCCATCTGCAAAGGAGTTTGGCAGAGGCGCAGAGTAGCCCTTAAAACGCCGTATAAGGCGATTAGAGACACAAAGACCCCCTACCTGAGGTAATTACCTTGGGATAGGGGGTTCTTTTTCTTTTTATCGGCGTGTCTGATTTGACAAAAACTTTGACAGTCAGTGTATAATTAATCTATAATAGATAATATATATAATATATAGGGGCGAAGCCCCTTATATAATATATATAATATATATTATAATATAACTTAATATTACATAGCCCCGATATGTCGAGTACTCTCCTGTCCTCCATAAAAGGGCTATGTAACTAATTCAGACAGGAGAAACAAGTGATTCAATTACAGGGCTATCAATTACCAGCCCATATATCTTACTCGGCATTCACAACTTACCTGACCTGTGGGTATCAGTATTACCTAGGTCGTCTACTACAAGTACCTGAGGAACCTAGTATCTGGTCTGCAGGCGGTCGAGCATTCCACGCAGCAACCGAAGAGTGGGACTTAGCCAATGACTAATCAACTATGGGCAGATGCCTGGAAGAAAGAAACCAAGGATTTAGATTTAGCCAAAGCAAGAGTGGCGGGACGAGCAACCAAGGCTAACCCGAATAAGGAAGATGCTATTTGGTGGAATGAGATGGGTCCACAATGGGTGGATAACTACATCTCGTGGCGCAAGTCCAACACTAACTGGAAGATATGGCGCACACCGCAGGGTGCTAAAGCCATCGAACTAGAACTCAATCCCATCATTGCAGACGTGCCTGTGAAGATGGTGATTGATAGAGTCTTTGAGGTTAACGGTGAACTTGTTATCGTTGACCTTAAGACATCATCAAGACGACCAACATCTGACTTACAACTTGGCTTCTACAAAGTCGGGATTGAGATGATGCTTGGTGTGAAAGTCAATCAAGGTAACTACTGGATGTCCAGAGAATCTGGGACAGGAGAGATGATTGACCTGAGTAGATATACCCTAGATATGCTTGAGTATCTTGTGTCGGGTTTCGACAAGGCTCGCAAGGCTGGTATATTTCTCCCTAACTTATCCAGTTGCAGTTACTGTGGACTCACAGAACACTGCACATTTACGAAAGAGAAACAATGAACAACGACGATTGGAAACTACAGGTTTCCTATAAGACAGGTGCTGGCGATATGATTAACATTCGCGCCAATACCGCTGATGAATTAAGCGTTCTGCTTGAGGGAATCTCTGATTACTCAACTCAGATTGCTGCAACAGGAAGGATGCTAGGTGCTGCGTACAACACAGCCCCTTTGGAGACACCTTCTTCAACTCCCGTCACAACGCCCAAAGTCTCCTCCGTTCCAGACCAGGCAAAGCAAGCATCCCCTACCTGTATTCACGGACCGCGAGTATTCCGAAGTGGCGTAAGTAAAAAGAATGGACAACCATACGCGTTCTGGTCTTGCCCTCAACCACAGGGTGCAGACCAGTGCAAACCCGTTAACTAACTACTTATCGGGGACAATGGAACCACTCGCTAATCGGGGAAGGTGGCGGGTGGTTTCACCTTAAGACAGGAGCAATATGAAAACTTTAGTAAGGTCAGTCGGAAGAACTGACATCGGCGGTGAACCGTTGCCCGCTGTGTTCAAAGCATTTGAATCTAACAAGATTATATTTCGCAGAGCAGAAGTCTCTATGATGGCAGGAACTCCAGGTGTAGGTAAGTCAACACTTGCTCTGGCATTAGCACTTAAGATGAAAGTTCCTACGCTCTACATCTCAGCAGATACCAACGCACATACTATGGCTATGCGCCTAGCGTCAATGATTAGCGGTAAGAATCAGAGTGATGTTGAGTATCTATTACAGAATGATTTAGGTTGGACTAAGGCAACGCTCAGCAGGAGCAGTCATATCGTATGGTCTTTTGAGTCAAGCCCTAGCCTTGTTGATATTGACGAAGAGGTACAAGCCTTCGAAGAACTATGGGGTTGCCCGCCTGTGGCTATCTTTGTAGATAACTTAATGGACGTAGCCACTGACGGTGGCGAAGAGTTCGCATCTATGCGAGCGATTATGAAGGAGTTGAAGTATCTTGCTCGAGCGACTAATGCTGCGATTGTCGTACTACATCATACATCGGAGGCTGTGGAAGGCAAACCTTGCCAACCAAGGTCGGCACTCCAAGGAAAGGTGGCTCAACTCCCAGCGCTTATCTGCACTCTCGGAGTTGTCGGAACTGCTATGGCAGTTGCACCAGTCAAAAACAGGTATGGTAGAGCGGATGCTAACGCGAATCTTAACGCGTGGCTAGCCTTCAATCCTGAATATATGTACATCGAAGACATACCAGAGAACGCATAGGACTAATAATGGATGACGATTACTTAGAGATTCACGCCAAAGAGATGGCGCAGTCTGAATACTTAAGACATATAGCCAAGTGTATTAAGAAGATGGATGATGCTAAAGTTCCAGTCAAAGATGAGTACACTCAAGGTATAACTGATGGTCTTGATTGGGCTATCAGAATACTAGAGAAAGATAAGAGTGCTTACTAATGGCTAATCCCAACGGGCGCAAGGGCGCACAGTTCGAGACCGATGTAATGAAATGGCTTCGCTCTGCTGGTGCTATATGCGAACGACTCACTAAGGCTGGGGCTAAAGACGAAGGCGACCTTGTTGCTATCGTTGCTGGCAAGACTTACATATTAGAACTGAAGAATAGAAAGAAGTTAGACCTGCCTGAGTTCTGGGCTGAGGCTCAAGTTGAGGCAGATAACTACGCTAAGGCAAGAGGATTGCCATATACTCCTGCGTCTTACGTCATAATTAAGCGACGCAATCACGGGGTGAATAAGGCTTGGGTACTACAGGACTTAGAACAATGGCTCGAAGAGAGGAAGTAAATGACTTACCTAGTATCGGAGAAGTGCTCCGTCACTATGGAGCGAATCTACGAGCAACACACGGGCAAGTTAATCTCCGTTGCCCTTTCCACTCAGACACTCATCAAAGTGGTAGTGCCAACCTCGACAAAAACATCTTCATCTGTTTCGCCTGCGGAGTGCAGGGAAATAGTTTACAAATAATATCAAGACAGGAGAACGTGAATATCAATGAAGCAAAGCGCATTGCAGAAGGAATTACTGGGCAAGGCAACGGAGCGGTACGCGGCAAACATCTCTCTGGCGCAAGACTACCTAGCAAGCAGAGGAATACCTCTGGAAGTAGCACGGCTGGCGCAATTAGGCGTAGTCGTAGAGCCTGAGGTAGGTCACGAGGCGTATCAAGGTAGGTTGAGTATCCCTTATGTTACTAAGTCTGGTGTTGTGGATTTACGTTTCCGCTCTCTCAATCCTGCGGTTGAGCCTAAGTATATGGGACTCACTGGGGCTGATACTAAGATGTATAACGTTCTCGATATTGAGCGGGCTGGTGATTTCATTGGTGTATGTGAAGGTGAGTTGGACACTCTTACTATGTCTCGTTGTGTTGGTATTCCTTGCGTTGGTGTACCAGGGGCGAACAGTTGGAAGAAGCATTACACAAGACTCCTTGCCGATTTCGAAAGAGTATTTGTCTTCGCTGATGGCGACCAACCAGGAAAAGAATTTGCCAACAGTCTTGCTAGGGAACTCCCTGTTACTGTCGTCGGATTCCCCGATGGAGAAGATGTTAACTCGTTCTATACGAGCAATGGGGCGGAAGCAATTAGACAGAAGATTGAATGATGGATGACGACGACCTCTACTGCGACGGCTGTGGCGAACACTTCGATACGGCATTTGAAATGGTAGACCATCACCTAGAAGACGGCGATGAGTTCGACCCGTACATAGTCCTGCCCAATGGGGTCAAGTTATTGGTGGGTAGCCTACTAAGATTCCTTTATGAACACGCCGAACAACCAGAGCAAATCAGACAAATAACACAATCTACATATGTTACACTTTATGCTGCTGAATCTGGTAGTGAGGTACTTGATGAACTCATTGAGGAAGTTGTGGTAGGTTCCGAGATGTTGAAGTTTGATTCAAGTCTTAAGAAGTTACTAGAAGAAAGCAAACCAAATGAACCTGACGAAGGCGGAGCGTGAAGAAGTATGGCAGATTATAAGTCACCTAACAGGGATGGGCTACAAAGTTACGTCCACAAACTTAAAGAACCAAAGTCTCATCGTGACAATAACAGTTCCGATACTTTCATCAAGAACGTAGAGAATACCTTCAATGAACTCGAAGCATTGCTCATTAACAAGCACCTTGATTACGGTCCAAAGAACATTAGCCAATCGCCAGGTGGTCCTATCAATGGACTTCGAGTTCGTATGCACGACAAGATTGCCCGTATTAATAACCTTGTTGATAAAGGAATCTACAATCCACAATACGAATCGCTCGAAGACTCCTTTAAGGATTTGGCAAACTACGCAATCATAGGTCTTCTAGTCTTAAGACAACAATGGGACAGTGAGAAGTGAGAGAACAAGAACTCTTTGAATGGATGAAGGAGAAGTTCTATCCCGACCTCGTTCGTTCTGAATCTGAGTTCGATGGGTTCGACTGTCAGTCAGATGAGTACAAGTTATTTATAGAACTTAAGTCACGAAAGACTCATTACGACGACTTGATTATCGAGAAGTATAAGTTTGATTTCCTTATCACTGAAGCAGGAAAGTTATCTTATACTCCTTGCTATGTAAACTACACCCCGCAAGGGGTCTATTTTTTTGACCTTGATTCTATACTTAAGGCTGAAATTGATTTAGGTTGGCACGACAAATGGTTGCCCACTACCACCGAGTTTGCTAACAACAACAATAGATTAAAGAAAGTAGGACTTCTTAACGTAAAGTTAGGGACAAAGTTATTATGAGTTGGTTTGAGATACAGAGATGGGATTTTATTGTTGATAATGTAGCCCTAGAATACTCTCGCAAGTTTGATATGGTTGACATTGAAGACTTAACACAAGTGTTATGGATGTGGTTCTCTGAGCATCCTAATAAACTTAAAGAGTGGGAAGCAAAGGGAGATAAGGATGCTAAGAATCTTCTCTATCGTAGCCTGCGTAATCAGGCTTTAGATTACTGTCAGAAATGGAAGGCTAAATCTGTGGGTTACGATGTATCTGATGTTTACTATTACAACAATGAAATCGTTGAAGCCTTGCTCACTCCAGTCTTAAGAAGTGAATTTAATGTAGCCCATAAACTTAAT